GTCTTGTGCTTGAACAATCTGTAAACCAATATCACCCGCAGCTACATTATCAATACTGAGTTTAGCTTCTGAGGGGTTGGTATCTCCAATACCCACGTTGCCAGTAGAGTCAATAGTCATACGAGCGTTAAAACCACCTGTGTAAAAAATTGTAGTACCATCAGCGTGCGCCCAAGTAACACCGCCAGTTAGACTGTCTGCTGTTTTGTCATGAGAGTAAATTACATTAGTGTCATCTCCATATAATCTAATACCCATTTGTTGAGCATCTTTTATTACAAGATAAGACTCACCATTTTCTATATGGAATGCATTATTAGTACCTATCTCATTAACTCCAAGACCTACTGCCCCATTGTGGCCTTGAACAAATATTGAATTAGCATTAACATCAGATTCTACTCTGAAGTCTACATCTGCACCACTTTCATTAAATACTTGTGCTCCATCTGGATCAAAGACTGTATTAGTATCTGTCGGAGTAACCCAAGAGTTATCTCCTCTTAGGAATGTTGAGGAACTTGCTGTACCTGTAGCTGATAACATAGCAATATCCACAGCATCAGTGGCAATAGTAAGAGTTGTTGCACCTGTTACATCACCTGTATGCGTAGCGTTTGTTGTCTTAGCTGTGTTAGCAGCGATAGCAGTATTAATTGCGTCAGCTAACTTATCTGCGGTTACAGCGTCATTTGCAATTTCTGCAGTATCAACGGCATTGTCGGATAATTCGGAATTACCTACGGCATTAGAGGCAATACTGTCCCCAGTAACTGCGTTAGTAGCAATTTTAGCGTTTGTTACGGCATCATCTATAATATCTGCCGTTTCAACTGAGTTGCCTCCGGCTGCTACCGGTTGGCCTCTACCAATGTATCCACCCATTAGGTTATCTCCATTACAGATAAATGAGCATCTAACGATGTTGCTGCAGAGCTCTTCACCTTAACTATATCTCCGGTTTCTAGTACAACCTTACCATCAATAAACGATAGCGCTGTTCCTGCTGGTAAAGGTGTATCTTCACCTATTAAATTAATTACAGTAGAACTTGTCGTAGCAGTTACAGTTACATTTACTGTGTCGGCAGTAACATTTGATACTATACCCCCAATAACCACCGAAGTAGTTGATCCTGGTACAGTATAAACTGTCGCTAAACTCGTTCCTACGCTGTTGTTTGTGTATCTCTTAAACGTGTTTGCCATATATTATTCTCCTAGCCAAGTGCAATCGCCATAGCTATTGCTTCATCTGTAGCAGCTGAAGAACTAGGCACTCCTAAGTTGGTCCTTGCTGTAGCAGCATTAGTAAGATCACTAAGATTATTCGACTTCTCCGCCTTATCTGTGTTTAAGTTGGAAAAGTTAGAATCTACCTCAGTATTAGTTAGAGGTGACCCTTTAGTGGCTCGATTTACTATCGTAGACATAAGTTACACCCATCCGTATTAAGAAGCAGCTACAGTAATTGTCCAAGTTACAGTCATAGTATCATCCGCTGCTTTATTAACAACATCAAATTTAACACGACATAACATAGTACCACCTGTAGATGCATTAAAAATACCTGCTTCAGTTACAGCTCCGGTCGCATCACCCGCTTCAAAACTAGAAACATAAGCAACTGCGCTAGCAGTTACCGTTGTAGAATCTAAAGCTTCTCTCGAACCTAACAAGGTTACAAGATCAGTTTGCCCCGCAGATTCAGTAGTAGTACCTGAACCTAAAGCCATATGCGTCATTGCTGTCGCTGATGCATCTTTTATTCGTGATGCAATATAGTTTAGTCCTGATGTCACTACAAGGTTTTTCTCTGTGCGCTCCTCTTTCACGTTACCGTCTTTATCTCTAAGAACGATAGCTACTTGACCGGAGAGCTTCAAGTTTTCGTTAAACATAATTAACTCCTATTAAAAAGTTCTGGAAGCTCCGACAAAGTCTTCCGCAAAAAAGGTGAAGTCACAATAACCTTGACTCCGTAATGACCCCGCGTCGGTCAACGAGGGCAATTCTGTAAAAACTTTATTCGGCACTACATCAGCCGAATCTGTAACACCTGGTGTTTCAGTAAAAGGACTTAGCGTTACTTGTAACGCCAAAAGGTCCGTAATATTAGGTTGCTCTGATAGTAGTTTACCAAAATTAACGTAATTAGTATCACTAAATGCTGGGTTCTCAGATATAGTCTTACCTATCCCTAGGGTATTAACATCTGTTAAGCCTGGAGTTTCGCTAAAACTTCTAAGGAAAGCTACTACCCGTGCAAAAGAATCAGCAACCGTAGTTGCGTTCGTAGTAATCTTAGTAAATTGCATCTCTTGGTCGTCAAGAATAGAGGCCGCTGCATCTAAATCATCTGTTGCATTTACAGTATCAGTTAACAATTTAGTAATTGCTAAAGTATTTATAGCATCAGTAAAATTTGGATTTTCTGATATACTCTTAAAAAAAGATAAAACATTCGTATCTGCCAGAGTAGGATTCTCAGCAAGAACTTTAGCGACTGCTTTAAAATCTGATTCTGTAGCAACTGCACCATCTGCAGTTACTTTATTAAAAGCGTATGTGTATATATCTACAGCAACAGGAGGTTCTGTTATTGATCTCCTAAGGTGAGCCGCATAAACATCTGTAGCAACTGCTGAATTGGCAAGAGACTTATAGAAATCAAATACTTGTGTCTCTGAAACTGAAGGATTTTCAGCTAGTACCTTATAAAAAGCCATAACTGCGTCATCAACTAAGGCAGTATCATCAGTAAGCGTTTTAAGGAACTGATACACAAATCCATCTTCTGCACCTACACCGTCTTTAACATACGCATTGCCATCAACAATAATTTCAGTAAGGAAATGTCCTGCCTGAATAGCTATTAAAATAGGTAACTGTTCCGCAGTAACATTAATTTTCAACTGCTTAGCAGCAGCTTTAAGCGCGGCAATTGCTACTACTGATGCTAAATTCATGCGAAATCTTCCCTAATTTTAAATTTTATAGTATCGTATATGGTTTCAATCTGGCCTGAAGCCTTAGTTACTTCAATCTCTCCTTGATAAGTTCCTGCGTCATAATCTAAGTTACCGGTTGTCCAATTAACAATAGCAATACCTTTTTCAGGTTCACCAGCACCCTGGTTAATAAATAATTCCTTACTATACAAAACAGTAGTTTCACCAGCAGCTCTGAAATGCATCTTTACAGTAGCTCCTGTTAAATCAGTAGCCGTACTTGTATCCTCGTCTGTTAAAGTTAAGCGCAGTTGCGGACCAGTATCACCTTGAACATAATAAAAAGTTTCTATAGTTGCCATTTGTCCTCCTAGTCAGCAAAGCCAATTGAAGCGACACGAAGGTTAATTCTTCGAGTGTCTCGCCCTTTAGCGTTAGTAATACCGCGATTAAACTCAAATTTGTGTTGCAATGATAATTCGGGGTTACTCCATTCTTTATTTGGGATCTCCGCAAGTCTAGCAATTGCACCTGATGCAATAGCGCGGCCATGTGCATCATAAATAAACTCTTCTACTCCAGTAGCAGATAATTTTGGTTTAAGTACTGTTACCCCGGTAAATGTATATTTACCATCTGGAGTTGGGTATAAACGAACATGATCGTCATTAAGAATAGATACATAAATAGGTGCCCCTTTAACAGCAGAACCATCTTGATTTATAGGGACACTAAAATGCTTATCAGATACATGTGTTAAAGGACTTCCATTTACATAGAAAAATAACATGTTTTCTAAAAGAGTCCCCGAAGGAACATCAATTTTATAATCTGCTGAATTATTGTTCGTAAAATCTGGGTCTATATTAAAACGCCATACCTCACTTTTACCACAAAACTCAGCAGCAGATTCTTTTAAATGCGCTTCAATAACAACCTCAGGACACCCAGGTACATACGGTTGTATATAAGGGTAAAAAGATACCCACTTAGTAGTGGCCATTTACACGTCCTCCGTTGGAGCGGTACCAATATCGCTCTGTGTTTTACTCCCAATACTAGTTATAAAAGCTTGATTGTGTAGTGTTGCTCTTTGCGCGTTTGCTGCATACTCAGCATCTTTAGAATACGCTCGATATAGTACCCAATCGATAATAGAACCTAAATAAATATCATCCAGCCTAATTACAGTAGTATCACTACCAGCTGGATTTAACGCTGATTCCGAAAGAGCATGTGCTCCTGGAGCATCAGCATAAACCACTTCAACTTGCGTTGACGTAGTCGCTGGAGGATATACAAAAAAATCTTTAGGTTG